AGATCGTTCTGTGCATCTGGAACTGGGCTTGTGCGATAAGCCTCCCCCTCTAGACGATCAACTTGGCCTCTCAAATGGCGCAGTTCAGCTTCATGCGCTGGTGTTAGTTTTTTCACTCCTATCCTCCTTTAGTGGTTTTTTTGATTTTCATTCCGTAATTGTTTACACCGACAGGAATTTTAAAGCCGTCAACGTAGCAAAATTTATTTTGCTTAAACGGTCTGTAATTTACTTCATGGTGCCAGCGGTTAAATTTCCAAACCACTTTTGCTACGTCTGGATGCAAATCTTCAATCATCTGGCTCTTGGGTTTAGTGCCTTCGTGCGCGTAAAACTCTTCTGTATTGCCGCCAGACAACGTCTGTGTGGTAGCCTTCTCTTGCTGAAAAGCGTTGTACTGCACAGTGCAATGGCCGTCTTTTAGAACGCGCAAAGACAAGTCTGTATCTTCATTGTATCGACCCCTCCATCGATAGGGGATATTGTTTTGAATCAGCAGGCAAGAATAAATGCGCGTGTTCTTGACAAACGCTGGCAGAGGTTCTTTCGCTTTCACGAAAAAGTCATAGCAAGGCCCAGACAAATACACATTTTTATATCGATCTGCAAAATCTTCCATTGCCCGAAATATTGTTCCTGACGTGACCTTAATCAAAAGATTTCGGTTCAGCCTGTGGAAATATGCAATGTTGTCATCCATCACCCAATGTCTAGATGCTCCCAAATCAATTGCATGATCCCAAGCAAAATTACGAGCGGCCCCCGGGCCTTTTGATCTGCTATCTCCAAGATCATCGCACGTATCATAGTCGAGCAGATATTTTTTCGGGAGCACCAGACATTTATCTGCACCAACTTCAGCAGCGTACATTTCAAGCTGGCTGGCTTCGACAATGATTTTGTAAGGCACACCCATCCAATCAAGCGCCTTGCTTGTCAGTCGGCTCTCCCACCGCCCCTTCGATACAATATAAACTGGATACTTAGGGTTCATCGATATATCGCTTATCAGACGTAATCCTGTGATCCATTTTTGGATACCAACAGGCTTTCTGTTTTGGGCTTATCGCCTGACCCATCAATTCTTTAAATCGCATGAAATCTTCTTGATTTCTGAAGCGAACATTAATTGCGTGATATGGACGTAAATCTTCCTGCACATACTCTGGCATCCCGTGCCATTCTGCTTCCCAATCTGTCTCCAAGTCTTCAAACAAACTATTTTGCATCCAAAAACTCCAGCACTTGCTTCGACGCATCGCTTGCGCCTTTTCCAATAATCACAGTGTGACCCACCGATCTCAGATATTCGATCACTTTTTTTTGATCGGGGGAAAGTCTGCCGCCCGTGGCCCTCTTCATTTCCACCCACAAATTGCAGGAGGGGATATAAAGATCAGGTATCCCTCTGGTGACCCCCTCGGCCTTCAGCCGTGTCGCCACAGATATGCTGCGCTTCTCACCATTGGGGATCGCAAAAATCAAAGTGTGTGGATATTTTGCCCGAAACCAGTTCACAAAACCCACCTGTTCGCTGTGTTCAGAGTGCTTAAAACGGTATGTCTTCGACACCCCAGTCAGCGATTGGGCCTTCTTGCGTCTCATATTTTCTCTCCACTTTCGTGTAATCAAACTGCACAACTTCAAAATATTTCGGATTGTATGTGCTTGGTTTTATTTTGATGCGGCTGGGCCAGTTCCAAAAATGACACTCATCCATCGCCTCGTCGGTTGTGTCAGCCCCAGACGCCAGCAGTGACCGCCGCGCCTGATATCTGCTGGCCGCATAGCCACCGTGATTTGGACAAAGCCATTCGTTTACGCTTCTCATCCCGCAGTAGTACGTGACCTTGACTGAATCAGGTTTGCCCTCCTTGCGGTGGCGGTGATAAAGGACGCTGTCTACGTCCACCCATTCGGCTTTTACTTGGCCCGACAGCATGGCCCCATCATAACTTTTAGAGCCGTGATTTAATGTGCGAGGTGGGAACTCATGGCCGCAGACGTGGCACTGCAACGCCGCCGCAGGACACATTGTTTGGCAAGCCTCGCACTGCTTGACGGGTGCCGCACCCTCTTCTGCCTTCGCAGATTTATCCTTGGGCTTTACCTTATCAATAAATCCATGCCGCTCAACATTGGCTCCGAAATCAAGGACGAGGGCATCAGTCTTTCCTTCTGCAATCCTAGTGCCGCGCCCAATCATCTGGACATACAGCCCCGTAGACGCTGTAGCTCTGACCAGCGCAACAACATCGACGGCAGGGTGATCAAATCCAGTGGTCAGCACGTTAACATTTATCAAGCATTTAATTTTACCGCTCTTAAAATCGGCAATGGTTTTCTCGCGCACTTTGTTGCTGTCGCCGCCAGTAATCACAGCGACCTCAATGTCGTGGTAATCAAACTCATTTGCCAACATATGCGCGTGATCGACGCCGCTGCTAAACACCAGCCAGCTTTTTCGATCCTCGCTCAACTCGACAATCTCTTCGACAGTCTTCCGCACCAGTTCGGGATCAGACGCAGCCGTGGCAAGGTCGCTCTCAATAAACTCACCGCCCCGCTTTTTTACGTTGGTCAGATCGATCTGGTTCAGACCGCCTTTGCTAATGACAGGCGACAGGTAGCCCTGCTCCATTAGCATATCGATTGGAATGTCGTGGGCAATGCCGTCAAAGATAGCGCCCTCGCCTTTGTGGAGATAGCCTGTGTCGAGCCGGTACGGCGTGGCTGTCAGCCCCACCACTTTAATCGCGGGGTTGCACACTTTCAGATCGGCAATAAAACGATTGTATCGCGTCTCAGTGTTTTTGGGCAGCATGTGCGCCTCATCGATCAAGATCAGGTCTGGCGCAGGAACGATGTCATAGGCGCGTTCCCAGACCGACTGGATGCCTGCGAAGGTAATCGGCCTGTCCAACACCTTCTGCTTTAGCCCTGCACTGTAAACCCCGTAATCAGCCTCTGGATACATTTTCAACAGGCCATTGGCCCCCTGCTCCAGCAACTCTTTTACATGCGTCACAATCATTACCCGTGTGCCAGCAAATGACATAGCGTCCTTTACAATCTGCGCTATGATGGCCGTTTTCCCTGACCCAGTGGGTGCGACTATGAGTGGATTGTGTCCTGACTTACTCGCCCAATAATTGTACAAGCCATCGACAGCTTCTCTTTGGTAATCGCGTAATTCAAATGTCATGGGACAGAACTCCTTCACGTTGACTTTTCTTCATCATCAAACAAATCACCCAAGGCCGCTGTGCGAAACAGCGCGGGTTCTTGGGCTAATCTTTTCATTTGTTTCGTTTCAAAAAACCCAATATATTGCGGATTGTTTATCATAAACAGGCGTGTAAACAGGGCAATGAAGTCGTTAGATATTTTGTAATCATCCCCTTTTGTCACGATAGAGCTTTCCCATCGTACTCTGTTAGCAATTAGCCACCCGCTTAGTTTTAAGTGTCCCCTATAAATGGCTTGAAGAGTGTATCTCTCAAACAACCTATAAAACTCAGGGTTTAAATTGTGCCATCTTAACCACTTTTTCCCCAAACGGCTTTTGTTTAACATTTTAAAAAATTCATCCTCGGTCATTTTACAATTTTCCCCAGAAAGTCATCAGCATCTTTTTGCGCTTTCAAGATTGTCTCTTGGCTCATAATCGGGACACCTATTTCGTCATTGTCCAAATCGGCTGAGATGTTATCTGCAACATTGTTTGACACGCGATCTTTTATTTTATCCCATTCCAAATTTAACGCAAACATTCCAAGCAGCACTGTAAAGATGCAGGCCATTTCTTCCTGCTCAATTTCGTCTGGCAAGGTTAAGTACAGAGCATTCACGATATCCATCATCTCATCTGGCGTCTTCATTAAACCTCTCCCTCAATTCCTCGCTGTTGTCTTGATTGCGGATAACGCCCTTCGGCGTCTGATACTCAACAAAATCATCGCCAGCGTCTATGATCTCCCAATCGTCAGGCACCATAAATGGATTAAACAGGTGGCCCCCTGCGCCCTCCTTGCGGCTCCAAGTCCCGTCTTTTTCTGGGGTGCTGTGGGCGTCCGTCCGATCATTAACTTCTGGCAATTCACCACCGTGGCAAATCGGAATATAATTGCAAAAACGACAGGCAAACTTTGACGGGTCATGGCTGATTTTGCTGGGTGGCTTTTCGTCAAAGATGATATTGCTGGCTTTGCTGATTAGCATCTCACCCTCGGCCCGATCCCGCTTGATCCGCTCAGAATAAATCTCATCTGTGTTTTTGTTCACGGAAAAAAAATAGCAACGATCAATGTCAGCCAAGTGCATACCGACTTGGCACTGCGCCCAGTATTGCGGCTTGCTAATTCGGACGCCCTTCATCTTTGTTTGGGCAAACGACTTGTCGTTCATCGTTTTAAATTCCAAAGTGTGCGGCTCTTTGCTCTCTGGAAATCCAATGCCAATGCCGTCTAGGCTCAAAGCAAAGTGACCTCCACAGGCCGTGTAATTAATCTGCTTGCCCGTTTCTGGATCGACCTCCCACACCTCGACACCAATCGCCCGAAGGTTTGCCACAATCCGCTCCTCCTCGCGGTCACCCGTTTCAAACAGGCGCAGCATACGCCCCTCAAAGCTCTGTGAGCTTGCGTGTCGAAACTGATACCACAATGCCCGACTGCACGGGTTGCCTATCTGGCTCCCCCCCAGATGCGGCCTGTGGCTATTCTCGCGGCTGGCCTCGTAGTGTTCGTAAATGGCCTTGACCGTGGGCGATGGATTGTATTTTTCAAGGTTCATCTTGGCTCCTCTCTATTTGTAAAATGGGGCAGCAAAAGCCACCCCATCGTAAAACAGATTATCTTTTCCAAGGTGGCGCTGCCGCCGCCGCTGGAGCCGCCGCAGGGGCCGCTGTAGCAGCACCATTGGTTTTGGCACTTGAGTACCCCTTAATCTCATTGCTGGCGCTGTACTGGCCGTCTGCGGCCTTGACTGCCACCTTCACTACGAGAGGCTTGTCGTGCAACTCGCTGCTGTCTTGTGGCGTCATAACGCCCGTTGCGTGACAGATGGCCGACAGAGTGCGCTGTGCTATGTCCACTGCAATTTGATTGGGGTTGTTGAGGTTCAACCGGTCTATCAATTTGCGGCCAGCGTACTGGCCCTCAACAATCTCCAGACCAAGCTGAAGATAGCTGCCAGTCATCGCCTTGGTTGGCTTCTCCTCACTTTCGACAATCACTGCCGAATAGTTTCCCGATGGGAGCGGTTCGTATGTTGCGGCTGGTTCAATAGCCGCTGCGTTAAAACCATTTAGTTCCATGTGATTTCCTTTCTCACTCTGCTACAAAATCTGCAAATGGGTTGCGGTCAAACGTGAAGTCCAGAGGCTCAGACACGTTAAACCGATTTTTTGTTACGCTCGACGCCTGTGGGTGGCAGATGATTTCTCGCTCACCCGTCGAGATCGCACGTTTCTTGTCGCCATCACCTCCACGAACAAATGTCTTGAGCCTGATTAAGCCGACCAGATCGACGTTGTCAGTGTAGTGGGGTAGTGACTTTCTGTGCATACGGACTGTATACCGTGCAAAGGCGTCCATATCTGGCAGATCAAGCATCTCAGTATCGGCGTGGCCGATGAAGACTATGTTGAGTCCTTTTTCATAAGCGAGTGATCCCGCCCAGTCCCTGATCTGCCTGTGCTTCTCTGCGGCTGCACTGTATCCTGCGCCGTAACCGCCTCCAGCTTGATTGATGCTTTTTGCCTTTGGATCAGCAGCCACAATCTCAGCCTCGACCATAGTCGCAAGCTGGGTGATCGAATCAATCACCAAGGTTTTGTGGTCATGCTTTTGAGTTGCAAGCGCCTCAATCGCGTCCAGCACGTCCTGTGTAGATGTTGCCAATGGAAACAGGCTGACGTTGTCATTGCCTGCAAGACTGGCTGTGCCGTCCTCCGTCCGAATGAACACCGGGTTGGGGAACATAGCAGCCAGTGTAGTCTTCCCCATGCCGCCCTCACCAAAGAGGGTTGCTATAATCGGACGTTGGCCGCTTGGCTTGCTCAGTGTTTTAAGATCAATCGCCATTATAATTCTCCCATTCTACCTGTGCCATACTTTTTCTGTCTGCTGACAACGATGACATCTCTTTCAAAATTGCCTCTTGAGTTTCAACAACGTGCAAAAAATCGTATCCATCATGGACGTTATTAAAGATCAACAATGATTTATTGCCGTTTAATTCTTTAACCTTACCGCCCCATGTTTCTATCATTTTAACGTGATCTAAATTAACAGCGACAATATTTGTCCTTCCTTCAATTTTTGATCGCAAACGAACCCAACATGCCATCACTCAACCCTCCATGCCCGAAAACTTTCATCGTCCTGCTGCTGGCAGCGCACCTGCATTCCCATGCGCTTCGCTGTATTTCTGATGCTGGTAGCTTGCGTCTGGCTATCAAGCTGAACGCTGTCGCCAACTTCCATTTGACCCAGCAAGTCCTTCCACTTGCCCGATCTGTCCCGCGAGGGTGCCGTCATTGGCACCCCCTTCTCAATTTTAAACATTACCAATCTCCCTTAAATACGAGGGCAAATACCTCGTCCAAAATTTCATCTATGCTGCGGTTCATTTGCAAACTCCAAGTCTGGGTGGTCGCGCCACCAATTTAATTTACGCTCTAACCTGATCTGGTTTGGGCTTTTACTTTGGCCGTCCATAACAGTGACAGAAGCCAAAGCAG